ACACCCGCATACAACTTGGTATAACAAGACCCAATGGCCTTTAGCACACCATTCGACGAACTATTGTGATAGTGTCGATGGCTATCTAAAGCACCACTGAGTACCTTGTCCACGTCTTGAACTAAAATCCAATTGTCTTCATCAAGAGCAACTGGTCTACTTTGACAGTACACTATATCCTCGAAACGATAATAGCGCTTGGGTTCTATTGTGACCTCGAAACCCAGTCCCAAGTATAGTTCAGACATGAGAGCCTCAGATAAAGCGTCTGCTACTGAGCGCTCGAGCATAAGGACGACATCATCCCCATCGATGACCGCATCCCACTTCTTAATGCCCATCTCTTCCATCACTGCAAACAAAGCCAGCATTGAAATGAGACAGTTTCCCGTTGCAGTGTCAAGGTCCCCTGACATCCTGGTACCTAACACCTCATAGATAATACCACCGCGGCTCCTGGCCTTATTTAACTCCCTCCAGGATAACATCTGCCGCAAATGTGGGTCATTACCATGAACACTCAAGTAAATTGCATCAATTTTCCGCAGAATTTCAATACAACAATGAGCATCCATTTTCGAGAAATCTATCGACATGGCAACACACTCAACAAATGCTGACCACTTTGCCCACATCAAATTACCAACATCCAACCGATTAAGGCCTTTAGTAATGAGACGTGATCTATCGACGGTTCTTTTTGGGCCCTTATACTCGAATAAGAACTTGTCAATCGGTTTGACGTACTGTGCCAGCGCAAGACAATACCTTGGACCTCTGTATTGTATGCACCTGGGATAAGCCTTCACCCCCTTCGCCCATGGGTTAAGCTTATCACCTTTAACAAACATGCGTACTCTAGCATCTTCGGCCTCCAATGGATGCTTCTTAAGCGACTCCATTGCATTTCTGTACATAGTCCGCCTCTTGCCGGTGTAATAGTTCACCACATCCTCAGGACTCCATGGGTTTTGGATCCTCAGTTTGGCCTGTTGTGCAAATACATGGCACAACCTATTGAACACCTTAAAGATTCTTGAGTTCACGTTTGCTACTGGCACGACCTTCAAATGTCTATTAACAAGCCCAGCAAGCTCGTTGCAAGCACACTCTCCGTGCATCAATGGAAAGTAGCCACCGTGGCACGGCACATTCCAGTGATATAGCGACCGTTTCATTTCGCATGTGAAAATACTCCTCCTTATGACAGCTCTGTTGTTTAGGGCAGTTAATAGCTGTTCGTTAGTACCGACACAAGCCCCCCAACACAAAGCTGGTATTTTACACAAACTCCACTACTTGGAAGCTATATATCCGTCAACTCCATTCTGATAGGCATAAATCGATTTGGCTCGCCAATCAAAGAATCTACCTCTGAATATACTTGTCCACATTCCTTCAGAGGGCCAATGTGGGTTAAGTCCCTTGTTGAAATTGTCCATAACCACTGCAGTATCCAAACCCTGCACACTCGACAATTCAACCACGGCTGACGCCTCTTGAGCAGACAGCTCAAAAGCCCTCACAACCGTAGGTAACAAAAACCCAATGGCTTCATGTGATTCTATTGATGCCTCCTCGCACCAAATTATAGCCCGTCTAAATAGAGATTGGAGCAACTCCGTTGTACGCTCACGAAGATAAACTCTGAGTTTCAAGTAGCTGTACAATTCCCAGCACCACCACACTTGATCCTCTTTTTCATCCTCATGACCGTCCACGCCTAACCCGAGACTGGGGTATAGCGTGTAGTACTTTCCGTTATGGAAAACACTTAACAACTCTTTGGGGTTGCTCTCCATCATTTCCCTGTCGGGAAATGAGTTGACGGTGATACCGGGTCGGTCCACTTCTTGAGTGACACCTCCGCTATCGGGC